CCTTTTTTAGTGGAAATGCATAACGTGCCGAGCCGGCAGCAGGAGCAGATCCTCTGGTATGTGATCGATCATCTGCCGAAATTTCGCGGGGGGGCAATGGATGCAACCGGACCAGGTTTGACACTGGCTGAGTATACGGCCGATAAATACGGTCGTCACCTGATCGAAGAAATAACCCTTAATGACGCCTGGTATCGGGAAAACATGATCCCGTTTCAGGATGCATTTTCCGACCAGACGATCGATCTGCCGAGGGATGCAGACATTAAGAATGACCTGCGGACCCTGGAACTGATCGACGGTATTATCAAGCTGCCAAAGATCACGGTCAGCGATACGAAAAACCGGGAGCTCAAACGGCACGGGGACGCGGCGATTGCGCTGGCATTGGGGTATTATAAGTCCCTGAATATGTCGGGCGAAATCGCACAGGTAATCACTGCCGGGGCCAGGGCGATCCCGGGAGAGGTGGCCGGGTATCACGGACGTGTGAATTACGGGGCATACTGACCAGGCTACGCTGGGGCAAGCCGTTGAACCGGAGCGAATATGAAACTATGGATCAGCGAGAATGATTTTATAGACCTGGAAGACCGCGAGTTATTGACCGCAGAGCAGGCGCCCAGGTCGCGGTCCGTGGACTGGCTCGGGTATTACGGGTTTCTGCCCGACCCGGATACGGTGTTGAAAAAGCTGGGTCAGGACCTGTCAACATACAGACAGTTGCTTTCGGACGCGCACGTGTGGAGCTGCTATGAGAGCCGGACAGCCGGGACCCTGTCCCAGGAGCGGAAGGTCGACCTGGCCGCCGAGGGCGGGTCTGACAGGGCCAATAAGCGGGCATATGATTTGATCCAGGAGGTAATGAAAGGTCTGGATGTGCGGCAGGTGATCGAAGACATACTCCAGGCGGTTTTCTACGGCATGAGCCCGATAGAAATTGTCTGGAAATCAAACAGCGCATTCTGGCTACCGGAAAGTGTTGTGGGTAAACCGCCGGAATGGTTCGGGTTCAACGAGTCAAATGAGTTGCGGTTCCGGTCTCGTGACAACATGACGGAAGGAGAACCGGTACCGGAATACAAGTTCCTTCTTCCGCGACATCATGCAAGCTATCAGAACCCTTATGGCGAGAGGGTTTTGTCGCGATGCTTCTGGCCGGTTGTTTTCAAAAAGGGCGGATTCAAGTTCTGGGCGATATTTACTGAGAAATTCGGCATGCCCTGGGTGCGGGGAAAAGTGCCGCGGGGGACAAATGACACGGAGCGAAACAAACTGCTCTCACGATTAGTCAGCATGGTCCAGGATGCGGTGGCCGTGATCAATGATGATGAGTCTGTGGAGATTACCGAGGCCTCGGAGAAAAAGGCGAGCGCGGAGATTTACGAAAAGCTTATAGAAGCCGGAAACAAGGAATGTTCTAAAGCCATTCTGGGGCAGACGGGGACCACCGAAGGAACGCCAGGCAAGCTTGGAAATGAAACCTCGCACATGGAAGTGCGGCAGGACCTGATCGACGGCGACAAGCAGATGGTGTGCAGTACATTTAATCGACTGTTCAGGTGGATAACCGAGCTCAACGTGGATGGGGCGTCCCCGCCGACGTTCGCGTTTATCGAAGAGGAGGACGTGCAGAAAGACCGGGCCGAAAGGGATAAAACGTTGCACGAGACCGGGGTCGAATTTAAGAAGCCCTACTTCCAGCGGACGTACAATCTGGAAGAGGATGATTTTGAGATCTCGGGTGGGACAAACGGCAAGGCGCAGATACCTGAATTCACGGACACGCAAAACAGGTTTGACCCCGAACAAGAAGAGCTGGAGGAGCTGGCGGACGACTCGCTGGATCGTGCTGCTGATGCATGGAAAGGGATAGACGGGCCGGTCCGGAAACTGATCGAATCCAGCTCGAGCCTGGAGGAAGTGCGCGACCGGATATTCGATGTTTACGCGGACCTGGACCCGGCGGACCTGGAAAAGCTGGTACGCGACGCCCTGGCCACCGCGGCCCTGGCGGGAGCGGTGGATGCTGCCAAACCAAGATAAAAAAGGTAAATACTTTGCCGCAGACCCGCCTGCCGGATGGCGGGCAGGTTAACGCGAAAGAACAATTGGACGCCATTCGACTTCGCTCATGGCCGTGAGCCTGTCGAACGGCAGATGAACGCAGATAAAAACAGATATTTAAAATCCTGAAAATCCTGAAAATCTGCGTCCCGAAGGAATAAGTGGCTCAAAAGAAATGGAAATAATGATACGCATCGCAGGCGAAGAGAAGGTCATCAAGGCACTGGATGAGGTGGGCGACAGGGCTCGTGATCTCAGGCGCCCTCTTGAGGATTTCGGAGAAAGGATGGTTCGGAGGATCTCGAAACGGCTGTCCGGCCCGGCGCTCAAGGAGAAATCCGGCAGACTCAAGGGCAGCCTCACCCACGAGGAGACGGCCGATACGGCGGAGATCTCCGCGGGAGGCGGCCCCGGCGAGGTGGATTACGCGGCCATACACCATTACGGCGGGACGATCAGACCGAAAAAAAAGAAGTTCCTGACCATCCCGTTTCCGGGCGGGCCTGCGGACAAACGCGTGCCGTTGCGGGCAAGGGATTTTGACGATACGTTCGTTGCAAAGGGGATCATTTTTCAAAAAAGGGGCGAGGATACAATCGAGCCGCTGTTCATTCTCAAAAAATCGGTGGAGATCCCGGCGAGCCCGTATATGTATCTGGAGAATTCGGACGTGGAATATCTCAATAATTCGATAGCCGATTTTATCACGGGGGCATGGGCATGAAAGCGATGCCGTTTACCGAAGCCGTTGAATTTTTCAGGGACAAGGTGCCTATGATGGCAGCCGAGTATGAGGCCCTGGTCGCGGAGGTGGGAGAATACGCCAACAGCCTGGCCTTTACCGTGTCGCGCATTGCCTCTGCCGACCTGCTGCAGGACCTGCACGGGGAGGTACTCAAGGCCATCGAGGAGGGCGGGACCTTTTTCGAATTCCGCGAGGGGATCGACGAGATCATGGCCCGGCGGGGCTGGCAAGGCATGACGCCCTACCGGCTGGACAATATCTTCCGGACCAATAACCAGACCTCCTACAATGTGGGCCGCTACAAGCAGATGAAGTCCATAGCGGACCGAAGGCCGTACTGGGAATACGATGCGGTGAACGACACGAACACGAGGCCGAGCCACCTGGCCCACGACGGCAAAATATACCGCCACGACCATCCCTTCTGGGATATATGGCTGCCCAGCAATGGGTACCGGTGCAGATGCCGCGTGAATAGCGTTTCCGCCCGGGAGATGGAGGAAGAAGGGCTGAAAGAGGAGACGCAGGGCACGGATCTGCGGCCGGACCCGGGATTCAGGTACAATCCTGCGGTGCAGAAATGGCGGCCGGACCCGGGAAAATACGACCCGCGGCTGCGTGATCGGATGGAGGAGGCGATATGGGATTAAGGCACAGGGAGGAAGAAAGAGGGATAGCAATTGAAAGGAGCATGCCATGAAATTCAAAGGGTTTGGCGATTGGATCGAGGTTTTTAAAGGCGGGAAACAGGTGGACAGCGATGGCCGGGAACACGACGGGGATGCATTGATCGACAAAGCGATCAAGACTTTTAACCCGGCAGATCACGAACCGCCGTTGGTAAAGGGTCATCCGAAAGACGATGCCCCTGCGTACGGATGGGTGGACGGTCTTAAAAAGATCGCCAGAGACGGCAAAAACGTGCTTATGGCAAAATTCCGGAATGTAGTGCCTGAGTTCGAAGATGCCGTTAAAGGCGAGCGTTACAAAAAACGCTCGACGTCATTTTATCCGGACGGCCGACTGCGGCACGTGGGTTTTTTAGGTGCCGTACCGCCCGCTGTGAAAGGACTCGCCGATCTCAGTTTCAGTGACGATGACCAGGCCATTGTTTTCGATTTTGAGGAAACGAGCCCGTGGACATGGTCATCCATTGCCGGCATTTTCCGCAACCTCCGGGACTGGCTCATCGAAAAAGAGGGCCTGGAAAAGGCCAACGAGCTTATACCGGATTGGGAGATCGAAGAAGTGAAGGAGGCCCAGAGAAAGGCTGAAACAACCGGGACCGGCGGGGAGCCGAATTTCGGAGAACATGTCAACCATCAAAAAGGAGGAAACAATATGGACTTCAAGGAAAAGGCCAAAGGCATATTAAGAGCATTAGGCGTGGATATGAGCAAGGTACCCGATGATGCAATCCCTGATTCTGCCCCCGAGGGTGCCCCTGCGTCATTCACCGAGGCGGATATCACGAGGGCAAAAGAGGAAGCGGCGGCGCAAGCCAAGAAGGATGCGGACGCCGAGTTCGCGGAAACTAAGCGCAAGGAGGCCAAATCCGCACGAGACAAAGAGATCTCTGACTGGGCAGGACAAAGGGTCAAGGATGGCAAGCTGTTGCCGGCGTGGGTTGATTCCGGGTTAGTGGCGTTTGCCCAGGGCCTGGACGGTTATGATGAGATACAGTTTGCCGAGGGTGATACGGGCAAAAAAACCTCGTGGCAGTGGTTCAAGGACTTCCTGGAGGGCTTCGGAAAATCGGCAATTTTTAAGGAGATGGCCACCAAGGCGGCGGCCGGTGATTCTGCCGAGTTCGCGGAGTCGAAACAACAGCAGGAATTAGGTGAGAGCATCGCTGCTAAAGTGAACCCGCCGGACGGCGGAAAATAAAAAGATAGGAGGCCACAAAGATACAAAGACACAAAGTTAAATCGGGATTAGTTCTTAGTGTCTTAGTGACTTCGTGGCCACCGGCCCATAGGGCCTACGGCCCGGCGGGCAAAAAAAAGGAGGAGGAAAATCATGACAGGAACACATGGGGTTACGGAAACTGAAGGGACCGAGATCAGCCAGTTGGTGGCCAGCGAGGTCCACGAGCAGAAACCTGCAACCATTGCAGAGGGTGAGGATCTGGGGCGCGGGGCCGTTCTCGGAATGGTGGAAAGCGAGCTCAGGATCAATCACGGCGACGTGACAAGCGGTCCGTTCCAGGCAGAGGAGACCATCACGGGCGGCACATCGAGCGCAACCGCCGTGGTGGAAGTGGTTGGGGACGGATTCTTGGACGTTATCACCGTGTCCGGGACGTTCGTGGCCGAAGAAACCATTACGGGCGGCACGTCCGGCGCGAGCGCCGCAATCACGACTACGGTTGATGAGCAGTACAAATACAAAGAATTAGACGTGGATGACGGCAATGGCACGGAGGTCGCCCGCGCTATCCTGGTAGAAGACGCCGACGCCTCGCTCGCGGATGTTGCGGCGGAGATCTTCCTCACCGGCAAGTACCGGTTGAGCGATCTGGTCTGGCCCGACGGCATCACGGACGCGGAAAAACAGGCGGCCCTGCTGCAGTTGCAGGAACGGGGCATACTGGTGGATGAGGATTGGGCTTAGGATTGAAGATTGAATGTTAAAAAAACAACAGGACACGGACCCGCCTGCCGGATGGCGGGCAGGTTGACGCGGATAAAAATAGCAAAGGAGGAACATCATGGACGAACTTTTTTTAGTACGAGTGCTGACAACGGCGATCAACGCCATGAAGTCACCGAGCAGGAGGATTTATAATCGAATCTTTCAGCCGAGAGAGCATCTGGAGCCGAGCGATCTCTTAGAATTCGATATTATCACCGGCTCGCAGAAAATATTGAGCAATATATCCATCTATGCGCCGGCCCAGGTGCGCGACCTGACCGGCAGAAAAACGGTCACCATGAAGGCGCCCAGGCTTTCGACAAAGAGGTTTATAGCGACTGCTGCGCTTAATGCCCTTCGCCAGATGGGTGGAAAACTGTCAGTGGAGCAGATGAAGGACCGGATCGCGCGTGAGCAGAAAGACATGCGCAATGAATTCGATAGAACGTTTGAATTCTGGGCCGCCAATGCTCTCAAGGGCCAGATCTATGATTCTGATCTCTCCACCATACTGGTCGATTACGGGGTGGATAACACACACAAGCCCACGCTTACCGGTGATGATCTCTGGACGGCTGAGGCTTCGGATCCCATTGCAAAACTGAAAGAGTTTAAACGGCTCATCGAGGATGACTGCAATGCAACTATCGAAGTTGCATTGCAGTCAT